CTTACAGCAAACGATGATAATTGAAACAAATTGCTTCTATCGGTTGTTTGCGTTCCTGTGTATACATATAGTTCCATATCTACCTGTGTTAAGTTGGTAGCACTTAGGTTTATGTAGTATGGGCTTCTTGCGTTTATTTTCATTTCTTTATGTTCAGTTGTATTTGTTTCTCTAATCCTATTGAGTATGCCTGTACTAATTCATCTGGCAAACGCTTAAAAGCTGCCTCAAATGGCTTAGTAAAAAACATACTCGGTTTTATTCCTTTTTTATATACTGCTCTTGCTATTAAGTATTGTAAACTTTGTCTACTTAAAAACTTACCGCCTTTGCCTCTTGGTGCTATACCCTTTCTTACTATCCATTTATCAAACGCTTTTCTTGGTGGCATTTTAGTTGTATAGGAATAAGGTGTATTGTATTTTTTTTCTGTTCCGCTAACCCCTCTGTCTTGAAACATACCATAATCAGCCATTTTAAAGGCCATAGACGTTGTATCGCCTTTTTGTGATATATCGTACCCCAAACTATTATAAAGTTCCTTAGAAGCGTTCTTTTTGCCCTTAGTTAAGTTGCTTCGGCTTTGTTGAATAACATACTTAGCAAACTTATTTAGTTCTTCTCTTAAATATTTATCTGCTAACATATATCAATATCGTTCTTAACAAACACATTAAACGTTGCACTCCAACCTGCTAAACGATTATCAAACCTCTCGTAAAATGGCTCTAATGTTGCATCGCCATCTAATTGGTATTGGTCTGTATATAGTGTGCCTTTTCTAAGCACCATTACTAATTTGTTTAATACAGCTAATTGTGTGTTTAGTATGTCTTGTTCGTTGTTGTTTCCTCTAAATATATCCGTTGTAGCTTCTTTGCTCTCGTCTACTATATCCATAGCCAGAATACTAATGTTAAACGTTAGTACCTGTTCCTGTGTTGTTACGTTGTTTATTATTATATGACTAAGTGGGAATATACTTTGTTTAGCTAAATCAATGTCGTATATGTCGCCTGTTGTAACGGTGTTTACATTTACATCGCCGAGTAGTTGGTCTTTAATCGTTTCTGTTAATAGGTAAAATCCTCTTATTCCTGTTTGGCTCATTTGTTAAATTTGCTTTTTATTTGTCTTGCCTCTAATTCGTTTTTTTCTTTAGTATATGTTAGAAATGTCAAACATTCGTGTACTCCTAATTTAGTGATATGTTCAAATTTTGTAATATCGCCGTTAGATAGTCCATAGATTGAATTGTACCACCCCCATTTGGAAGTGAAGTTAGATACTCCGCTAAGGTCTGCTCGTTCTTCTTGTCCAAACAATTCAGCATAGCTATCGATAAGTCCTTGCCTAAATTGTAAAAAAAAACAACCGCACCTAAGACTGCGTCTAAAGGCATATCCTTTGCTATTTCGCTATTGTTAGGGTCGTATTCTTTAATAGTGTATCTATTGCCCTGTCTGTGTTCTATTGGTCTGTATAATACATTTACTGCTCTGTGCAAATTATCGTTATCGCCAATAAAGGTATCTAAGTCCACATACTCGCCAAAACTCATATCCTCAAGCGATGGGATAAAACCATACTCAACACCGTTCATTTTAAACATTGATATTAGTTGGTGTTTAGTGTCGAACATACCACTAATAATACTACATATCTCTACTATGTCTGTAGCTTTCATATTGCGGACCACTATTTGTGGCACGTTGCAAAATATCTCAATGGTCTTTAGTTGTAGGTCTGTTTCGCTTAGTCCTTCCAACTTTGCGTATTCTTGATATTGCCCTAAGGTTATTTCGTTTAGGGTTGTCGGTATTCTTAAATTAACATTCATATACTTGTACTTATTAATATATAAACGTTTTTAAATAATTTTAGGCATAAAAAACCCCCACTATTTGTGGAGGTGTTTGTATTTGTTAAGTGTTCTAATATGTATTTTTTGTTTATTCATAGTTATCTGTTTTAACTGCATCATAAATATAGTATAATTTACCTAAATATGATTTTGTTTTGTTTACATCATTCTCAATCAACTTTAATTTAGCGACAGCTGAGTAATTAACATAATAATCACTAAAGTCTGAGTTATGGTCAATTATATCTGTTGAAGCTATTAACTTATCTATTGAAGCGGCTAACTTAATAACCGCTTCTTTTAATTCGTTTCTATTCATTATGCCAATCCTTGTAAAGTTTTGTAAACTATTTTCATAGCATCAACTGCGAATTCGTTAGCAGTATTTAAGTCATAACCAAGATTTAAAAAATGCTCTTTTAATTCAGTTCCGCACTTGTTAAATACTTCTTCACTGTGATTGCTTAATACTAATTCTTTTGCTATGTTAAATAATAAATTTTTCATTTTGTTTTTTGTTATTGTTTTTGTTCACTACAAATATACAACATTATTTTAGTTATAAACAAATTTTAAACAAAAAACTTACGAAAATTTTACGAAAATTTTTTCCAACAGGTTAGTGAACTATATACTTACCTCTGTTAGGGTTTTGTAATTGATAACCTACTGCGTACCTAACCGCATCTATTAAGTGGTTATATTTGTCTATTGGTGTGTTTGATTTGCGTTCTAACCAACGATAGTTATTTAGTTCTTTGATTAGGTTTGTACTGTCTGGACTTACTACTAAATCATAATCTTGAAGTAAACTAATTCCGTACGTTACACTTCCTTGCCCTTTAATTGATGGTTTTACGTTGCACCCCTTAGCTTTTATTTCGCTTATTAAACGTGGCTCGGCACTATCGCCTATTATTAAACCTTCACTTGCGTGTTTTAAATTAAGTTCTGCTATTTGTGAAGTTGTTAGTCTTGGAAGGTATACGCATTCCCTTAGGTATATTGTTTTTGTGCTTGTATCTATGTTTGTTTCTATTAGTGTTGTTGGGTCTGCTGCAAAACCATAATCTTGCCCCCATACCGATACACCCTTTCGTTTAAACTCGCCTATTGTCCAATTATTAAATATAACCCCCTCTGCTTTGTTTAACCACGCACCTAACATTTGTTGTTTGTACTTCTCTGGTCTACGTTCTCGCATTTGTTCTATTTGCTCTATGTAGCTTTTTGAGAGGTTGTCTATGTTGTCTAAGTATGTGGTGTGTATGTAGGTTGTATTGCCTTTGGTTATATTACTTCCTTCCTGCACCCCTCTATCTTCAAAGAAACGTTTGTATATAAAATGCTCTTTTGTAGTTGGGTTTAGTATTAAGATAACCCTGTTTTGTTTGCCTTGTTGTCTTACCGATAAGTCAATAGTGTCAAACTTTTGCTCGTCTGTTAGTTCTTCCGCTTCATCAACCACCCACGTTGTAATGCCTTGTAATGATTTTAGATTAGCGGTTTGGTCGCCACTTGAAGTTTTTATACCTCTGAATATTATTTTACTTCCTGTCTGTTTGTTTATTATCTCGTCTTTAGTTATGTGGAAGTGTTGTGTAAACCCAAACAACTCTAACTTGTCTATAAACTCTGGTATGATGGATATGTATGCAGAGGTAAGCGTGTATCGTGTAAATAGTATTGTGTGTCCTGCTTCGTATGTTAGCATTACCAAAAGGGCGTTTACTGAAAACGACTTACCAGACCCACGTCCACCGCTTACAATATAATACCTACTACGTTCGCTAACAATAGTCTTGTATTTGTTATGTACGTTAATCAATCGTTAGTCTACGAATTTAATTAAATCTCTGAAATTGATGTTTAATCCCTCTGAACTATTTATGTCTACGCTTTCCTTTGGTTTGCCATAACGATAGCTTAAATATAGCTGTAAAGCCCTCATATCGCCTTTAGATACCAACTCGCCTAACTTTGCCAATGCTTCGTCTTTGTCTATTATAGCGTCTAAGCGTTCTATAAGTTTTTGTTCCTGTGCTTTTGGTTTTCTACCTGCGCCCTCTCTTGCACCACCATTATTTTTTCTTCCGTCCATATTGAAAAAGATTGTTTATTCAATAATATATAAACAGAATTTATTTTATTTGTTGTATATTGTATTTATTAGGTAGTTTATTCAATAACACCTTTCTTACATAATCTCTATTTTTACCTAATGCTATTGAAGCTGCGCTTGTGCTTCTAAACTCTTTATTTAAGCTACCTACATATACCCTTATCCATTTCTGCATTTTCTTTGGTTTTTTAGGTTTATATAGTCCCTCTATCATTTTTGTGTAATATTTTATAAATACAGGGTTGTCTGTGTTTGATATTAAATTTCTGTAATATTCTTCCATTAAAATAACCTTTGTTGTGCTTTGTGTTGCTCTATTCGTTTCATTGCCATATCTACATATTTTGGCTCAATATCAAACCCTATAAAATCTCTATTTTCTTTAGCTGCCATTGCGCATTCTGTACCACTTCCTGCAAATGGTACTACAACTAAATCATTTTGTCTACTGCAAGTTAATATTAAAGCCCTTGTTAATGTTTCAGGTTTTACTGTATCGTGTTTATATTTTGCGCCTGTCTTTTGTGCTTCATTACTAAAGTTTAATATTTCCTGTAAATTCATAAAATTATTAAAAGGTCTGCGCAATTCTTCATACTCTTTGCGTAATTCTTCATACTCTTTGCGTAATTCTTCGTATTCCTTTGTTAAATAAGGTTTGCACCATTCTTGAAGTTTTTTATACATTTCTTTGGTTATCATTGTTGGCTCTTTTTTATCCAAACTTAAACAAGCAGAAGCCACGCCCCCACCATTTGTTGCAGTACCTAATGCTTTATTAACCTCTTTTAAAACTATTTTATTTTTTGCTTTTACTATTTCTTTCCTTATATAATCTCTAATATGATAAACACATTGTGTTAAATTATACTGCTCTTTACTATACATTAAAATTCTTTCAGTACAGGGTGCAAAACTTCGCAAACCCTCGCTTTTTTCTAAACCCATAAAGCTACCTTTATTCCATACAAGGTTGTTAATTAAATTGAAATGTTTATCAAATATTATTTGCGCATAAGCTATTTTTTTATCATCGCCATACCAAAATAAAGTACCATTATCAGCTAATAACCTTTTACACTCAATAGCCCATTTTTCAACGTCTTTTAAATAATCATCAAAGCTATCCCATATAAAATCAAAATCGCCTTTAGTTTCAAAATAAGGTGGGTCTGCTATAATTAAATTTGCACATTTATTAGGCAAATCATTATTTAAAAAATCTTTATTGTATACCTTATTTAGCATAGTACAGGGTTTTTAACAGGTCTGTTTAATGTAGCACCTTTTACTTCTTTTATTTTCTTTTGTGGTTTAGTTGTTTCTATTAGTTTGTTGTATACCTTTAATCTTGTGTTTATAAAGTTTTCTATTGTTTCTTCGTTCCATTTGCTAATCGTGTCTAAGACGTTGTCTAATAGTCTTTCTTTTTCTTCGCTTATCACGTCCTCTGACCTAATTATATTTAGTTTGTTTTCTTTTATTATTTGGTTATATATTTTCTTATCGTGTTTCTTAACTATATCAAAATCTCTATAATGATATAACGCTGCATCGTGTTTTAGTCCTATTTCTTGACCTAATGCTTGAAACGTGTATCCTAATTCTCGTGCAAGTCTACAATACACCTTTCTTGCGTATGAGTACTCACGTTGTCTATTGCGTTCCGATATATCAAATTTATAGTATTTGTTTAGTTCTTCTTTAAGTTGTTGTAGTGTCATTATTCTATCTTTGTAAATTCTGCGGTTTGTGTTTCGTTTATCTCTTCTTTGTTTTCAAAATACCTATCTACTAAAGCGTCAATCATTACAAGTTCGTCAATAGTAGCTGTTTTTATTTTGTGTATTAAGCCATCTATTTTGTTGAGGACGTTTATACACATTTCTGGGTTGTTATGGTATACTGTATTAAACCCATCTTGGTATACTTCTTCTAATAGTTTGTTAGTCTTACCTACTTGGTATTTTATGTTTTGTCTAAATGCTTTACTTCCTTTTAGTTCGTCATTTGCTTCTAATAATAGTTGCGCTATTAATACACTCTTTAAGTAGTTTAGGTGTTTGTCGCTTATTACTTCGTTTACTTGTTCTTCTCTATCCATTTTTCTTGTTCGTTTCTTATGTATTCTATTTCACGTCTTAAATAATCTGCAGCTTTTTCTAAGTCTTTTAATTCACTTTCTTTCTTACCTGCTCTACAAATATACTTAATAATATTGCCCCTGTTGAAGTTTAGGTTATAGTCTTTTATAAAGTCTATAACATCATAGCCCTTACCATTCTCATAGTGTAAATATGTTGCTCTCATTTGCTTTGCTTATACTATTGCGTTGTCTAATTGTTCTATTAAGTGTCTTATTTCGCTTTTCTCAAACTTTCCTGTTATTTCAGCGTTATAGGTTTTAAACGTTAAGTGATAC